CATCTAAATATCTTGTTGCTTCTTTTCTTGCTTTATAAGTGAGCATTGGAAATTGTGTATTGATCATTTGGCCTGATCTTTTCATCAATTCTTCAGTAGATGTAACTCCTGGTTGACCATTAGCTAATCTAATTCTATTTTGTGCTGCTTCGAACTGAAGGGCTTGAGCACCTATTAATTTTCCTAATCTTTTTTGAGATGAATCATCATCTTTAAATGTATCAACAATTTGTTGAGGAGACATATTAAAAATCGTATCTCCATAAGGTTCTAAAGCTTTTTGTGCATAATCATTTAATACTTTTAATTCAGCTTCTGCTTGATTTGCTCGTACACCTTGCGTAATAATTCCTGCGGTTGTTGTTGATTTTTTTGCTCGATCATAAGCATCTCTAGTATCTTGTGAAACTTTTATTGGTGTCCCATCAGGCATTTTTTCGCCGCCCTCAGAAACAATATTTGCCGCTAATCTAATATCTTCTGGTGTAGTTAAATTTGGATTATCTTGAGCTATACGTTGATGATAAATAATATCATCTCTTGCCCCTGTACTCATATTTCCACCGCCTCCCATATTTCTCCATTTAGCCATAGCATTTTGGGAAGCAATTTGTGATCTAATTAATTCTGGATAAAATTGATTTTGTTGTTGTAACTGTTGCGCCTTTAATGGCGTCATAGTATTAGTTTGATTAGTCAAAGCATTTCTATTCGAAATTTCAGATTGAATATTAGGGGCATAAAATTGATTTTGTAATTGTTGAAAAGCATTAGCTAATTTTAATTTATCTGGCATATATTGATTTTGAATATTCTGACCTTGTGTCAAAGCATTTCTATTTGCAATTTCAGATTGAATATTGGGCGCATAATATTGATTCTCCATTACTTGTCTTGAAAGCGCATTACCTTGCTTTGCACCTTCCATGAATCCGCCGGCGGGCGCGTTAGGTAAAGGAATATTTAATGCCATATTTCACCTATAATCCGAATAATCCAGCTAGACCACTAAATAAAGAACCTGTTTGACCTTGATTTGCACTTTCTTGTCCGTAAGCCATTTGAGCTTTATTTTGCATATATTGATTTAAAAGGTCAGTCAATGAATTAGCAGCGCCTTGTCCTTGTTGCATTAATCCCGCTTGGCCTTGTCCATATTGACTATTAATACCTAATACATTTTGTAACCATTGATTCTGATCTTGACTTGCGATATTTCCTGCATTCTGCTGCATTTGTTGTGCAAATGGAGTGCTTCCAATTAATCCACTTGCAGAGGCCGCATTAGTTCCTGCTTGCCTAGATTGGCGTTGAAGATTTTGAGCATAAGGAGATTCTTGATAACCACCCATTAATTTATTGATAAAACCAGATGGGTCTTGCATTCCTTGAAGCCATTTTTGGAAATCTGGAATTGCACCTTTTCCAGCTTCATAAAAAGGTAATTGATACCCTTTGGCTTCGGGAAGATATTTATCTAATTCTTTATTGGCTGATTCATAAGGTGCACCAGCATCGCCAAATAATCCATATAAAAGACTTCCAACAGAACCGCTATTTGGTCTACTAAAAGGATTGTAAGAACCGCCTGCACCCTGACCGACAGAACTTGGTGATGAATAATTTAATCGTGGCATACCCATGTCTTCATATCCTTATGAAGTTAGAAAGAAACCCAAGCTCCTGCTTTAAAATATTGCGCGGTTCCTAAGGTTGTATTATATATCATCTGACCATTATTCGGTGTATCCAATTCATCTCTTTCAGTAGTTGTTAATTGTGGTAATAAAATTCCACCTTGTGTTAAATAACCAATTAAATTCATATAAAATGAAGCAATAGCATTTACCCAAACATTTGACATCCTATACGAATCTTGTTCGACCAATTCGTCATACAGTGGAAATTGATCAAAATCATTTGCCATTTATCTACTCCGGTAAAACTTCATATGCCCAAGAAGCGCCAAGAATCGCATAAGGTGTTTGTTCAAAATATTCAGTCAAAGTTACAAATGCCTGTCCTCTCGGAATTACTCCTAACTTTCTCCATACTGTTCTTGCAGTTCTTTGGCCAACGTGTCCTAAAGATTCCTTAACTTTATATTCATATGTCTGACCCCCATCTTTTGAGATAGAGAGATACATCCATTGTTGGCTAGGATTATTGAGATTAACGGAACCGATAATAAGATTTATTTCACTTTCTGTAAGTAAAGGAAAATTATTCTCGGCCAATAAATTAATTTCTTCTAAAATATCGTCTTCTTGGCTTAAAGTTCCTTGGAGTAAATCTATCTGCAATCTATCTATTCTTATTCTCTGATAACCTTCTGGAACAATAGCGCGAGAAATTCTAGCACGCCTAATATTTTCACCATCATTTGAATAAAAACTATTATCAATAATGTAAAGAATTGGTTTACTAAAATGACCTACATAATTTTTTCCATTGAAATATGCGTGTGTCTGGGCAGGATGCCGATCACCATTCAATACTTCTTCTTCATGCCAATATTTTGTTGTTTCAGATGTTGGATTACTCAATGTGACATTATAACAATAGGTATGATTCGCAAGCGTAAAATTCATCCTATAAAATATGAGTCCATTTTCTTTTATTAGAAATGAACGACAATCTGATATTTGTTGAATTTCGGAATATTGGGATAATTGAAAATCTAATGCTTTATTACTGATGGGAATTGCTTGAGTCCCTATTACTTCCATAACAGAACCTAATCCATCTCTATCTTGGGATAAGAAAAACATCTTATCAAAACCCACAGAAATACTTCCAATAGCCGGAGTTCCTAATTCAATTAATTGAGAATTATTTCTTCTAAAAGGAAGGCTTGTGCCAATACCTGCATTTTCCCAGACTTCCGTAAAAAATTGGCTGAATAAAAATAATCTTCGATGAAGCGTTCTACATGCAACGATGGTTCCGGGATGTGTCGTAATACTTCCTAATTGAAGTTGGCCTTCACTGATGAGATTAATTATAGGCGTAACATTTGCCGTTATTGTGATTGCGATATTATTAATAGCATTATCATAAGTTGTAGCTAATTTAATATGGGTTGCATCAACTAATATTGAATAATAAATAACGCCAACTGCAAGACCGGTTCCGACTAAACTACCGCCTGCACCAAGGGATAAAGTGACCGGAACACCAGTTGCAAAATTAAATGTATTAGCAGCCCCACCAGTTAAATTACTAATGCCAATGATTAATTGATCAGGTAATGGAATAATATTTGTAGTAACCTGATTGCTTGCAGCCCCCCAAACCATTCCTTGATTAAAACTTGATAATTGAAAATTATTAGTATCACCATTCGCTACGACAAAAAATCCATCTAAATAACAAACATCAATTGGTTTTAAAGGAAATGCAGTATCAGTTATCAATAAAAATGTTTCTGCACTGGTGTCCCATATATACCCCTTCTGACCATCAACAAAAATAACCTGAAATGTATTAGCATCTACACCTACATAACCAGATGAAGTCGTAATAGAACCAAGTAATGCAAGAACATTTGAAGTGGAAATTCTATAAACATTATTACCAATAACCAAAAACTGCTCGCCATTAAACACAAACTGCGCTCTCGATCCATTAGTAGCCCCCGTGAATTCAAATCCTGAATTTGATATTCCAGATGTTCCAACTAAAGTTTTTTTCTTTTTTCCTAACGGATCTATATATTCAAATTGATTAATTGATCTTTCGGCATCAATTTCACTTAATCTTTGGTTATTGAAACTTCCGACAATGTCATAATCAACTGTCTTAGTCATTAGTAACTCAAAATATTTGGCCAGTAAAATGGTTCTGGCGCAGTCATTGTTACGGATGGGCGTATTGTTAAATCAGTCTCATTAGTATTTTTTAATGTTTGATAATAATCTTGATATTCATCTTCATTTTGTTGAGGCCAATTTGCAGATGGAAAATAGGCTAGAAATTTACGTCCTAAAGCTAATTTAAGAAATCCATAATAATTTGGGGGCAGTTCACCCAATGTGTCCTGATTATCTAGAAAATTAATCATCGATTTAACTTGAATTGAACAAGGATAAGGTTGGTCAGGAGATGGATAAACTGTAATAAAACTTTCTAAAGATTGTTTATTCAGAAAAATAAATCCAGGCCTTGCTAATAAATTTGTTTGTCTCACAACATTCAAATACGTTGCTTTATTTATAATTCTAAGCGGATAAACTAATTGAGTTGAACCTGAAGTGGGAACCGTATAATTTGCAAATGAAAGATCAACGATACGATCGGTTGTGATATCTGCTGTCATCATATCTGAAAAAGAGTAAGTATCTTTTCCAACAACAAAATTAAAATTAACAGTCGTTAAAAATGGAATGTATATACTGTCTGA